TGTATCAAAAGACAAAGTTGAGCCGGTACGCATCACCACATTTAAGAACAAGTTCAAAACCTGCCGCGATAACGCGGTAACAAATATGTCCAGAATGGCCGGTCGTCTGGTCAATTATCTAAAGAACGTGGAAGGATTGACGGGCGATTCTATCGTGCGCCAATTAATTGGGCAGTTAGGCCCTGATGATGTACCGGTACGGCTTTTGATGCCGTTGCCGCCTGAACTAGATGAATTACCGCTTTTCGAGCCCAACTGAACGGGCATTAATAACCCAAGTGGAGAGTAGAGATATGTCCAAAATTACTGGCGTAATGGTGCTGTGTGTTACTCACGGTAAAGGTATTTCCCGCAAAGGCGCAACCCCCAAGCCTTATGACTTTGCCAACGTGCAATTCTTGGTGCCTGCCACCAACATTGATATGCCCGAGTGCCAAATCAGCAACTGGGGATTTGAGGCTAAAGAAATGCCGCTCAAGAATGACCCGCTCATTCTGGCTAATATTGCCAACTGCCCCAAGCTCCAGCCTATTACGCTGCTGCTGGAAGCTGACCCACGCAACCCGGCCCGAAATATCGTGGCTGGCTTCGAAATTGAAGGCGGGGCCAAACAGGACGAATTCGGCCCTCTCCACAAAAAACCGTAATAACCCGGTGCCAGAGGAGGAGGAGCGAAGACGTGCAGCGACCGACGACGGGGCACCATAAACATGATCTGCGTTGATTTAACTTCCGAAGGGTACGTAAAGCAGGCCCCGCCGGAAACATGCTCTTACGTGCTCTTGACCTCTCAGGAGCACGCCAAACTGACGGATATATCGAGTTGGTTTGAATTCGATACATCCACGGTAACGATGGCCTTTGGCTTCGGATTTCTTATCTGGGTCACTGGCCTCAAATTGGGCGCTATTGCCCGTATCATCGTAAGTGCAAAAAGAGGATAAGCGAGTATGAAAAACTATTTCCGCAATGGCTGTATCGCTGCTGTGTGTTCCCTGTCTACCGGTGCGGCCTTCGCCGAAGGTGGTACAGCCGCTGCTGATGCCGCTGCCAAAGCTCTGGATGCTACCCAGTCGGACGTGACCGCCACCTCTCCCAAGGTGATGCTGGTCGTGGCCACCTGTGTGGGCGTGGGCATCCTGATCAGCCTGATGCGCAAAGCCTAAGCCATGTCTTTGCTCATCGGAACGCTGTGGTTCCTGTTCTTTGTGGAAGGCTACAGATCATCGTTTTCGATATGACACAAAGGCGGCTCCGGTCGCCTTTTTTATTTGGGGGTAGTGTGCGCATTGGCTTGTTTTTACTGCTGTTTCCTTCGCTGGCATTCGCCATTGGGGGCTGTCCGGTGGGGGTGCAGTTGGGCAACGTCACCATGGCCACGGGCTTGCCGGTCTGCCTGAAGTTTGAAGGCTCTGAGCATGGTGGCTGCCTTGTTGACTGCAAGGGCGTATGCGTTGAGCTGCCCTTAGCCAATACCAAGGGGCCGGTCGAGACGACAGGGACCACCTGTAGCTGGTCTGACTCCAACGGTAGCGGGAACGGGGATGCCGATGGCAGTGGTAACACTCCAGGTGAAGGGGACCATTCTGGCAATGGTGGTTTGCCCAAGGATTGGGATTTCTTTTCGCCAGTTATCGGTGATGCCACTGGCACATCGGTGTCTGGATCCATCGCCAAGATAAACAAGAACCTGGGGCGCACGCTCGGGGCACTGATGGGGACGGCTGATCGCACTTATAACGCGCTTAATGAAATGCGTGGTCTTGCGCAACGTGAGACGAATGCCTCTGAGCAAGCTGTTAGCGTATTGGGTGAAATTCGCGAATATAATAAAAAAGTCAGCAGCAATACCGAGGGGGCTAATTTATATTTATCTCGCATAGAGCAAGCTCAGGAAGAAGCCAATATTTACTTAAAAAAGCTGGCGGAATCGTCCGGCGGTACAGGGGCTGGCTCGGGTTCTTCTGGTGGTGACTCAGGGGATGGGACAAAAATATATGAAGAACTGAAGCAGTTTCATGCTAATACTTTTGGCCCTGACTTCGCTCAGAATAATGAGGGCGGAAACATGTACGCCTTGGTTAATGGCTTGCAATATGAGGTCATTTCCATGAAGGATAGGGTGCATACTGCTGCCAGTGACATTGGCAACATGTATAACTATGTGCTGCCTGATTTGCGAAATAACAGCATTGAAATGAATCGCAATATTAAAGCTATTGCCGAAGCTATAAAGAATGGTGGTATTGGTGGCGGGGATGGTTCGGGCGGTACGGGTAATGGTGGGGAAGGGCAGGGGATTGATTATTCTAAAATGCCCGGTTCCGAACAAAATCCGCTGCATGTGGCTGGCGCTAATTACAATTCAAATCTTTGTAAGAATGATGCGGAATGCTTCTTTGATTTGGCGGCGGTCAATAAGAAATATGATGACGCAAAGGGCAAATTTACTGATACCTATGATGGGGTAAAAGAAGAAATGGCCGACATGTTCCATTATAGCTTTAGCGGGTCTGCGGCTGTCCCTAAGTGTTTCGACATGTTCTCTTTGTATGGTCGCTCTTATTCAATTTGTCCCGAGGTAGAGGGCTATTGGGAGATGTTAGCGGCCATCATGATGTTTATCTTTTATTTTCTGGCGCTAATGATTGTCGCTAAGAGGTGATATATGGAATGGATAGGTGATTTCTTTAATGGATTCTTCAGCGACATATATCAACTCGCGGTGCAATTTGCAGCGTGGATATCGGTCAGGCTCGTTATTCAATGGGTCGAGTTTAAAATATTCCTGCTTACCTTTTCTTGGGATGTTGCCAAACAGATTCTTATTAACATGCAATTTAGCGACTTGATATCGGCATCATTTAATAATTTACCGTCTCAGGTGAAAAGCATATTGCTGTATTTGCACGTTGATAAGGGGCTTTCGATATTAACGCAAGCCTTTGTGACCCGCTTTTTGCTGAACATGTTGGGGTGGTAAGCCATGTCAATCAAGATCCACCACGGGGCGCCGGGCTCCTATAAGTCGTCAGGGGCCATTCATACCGATGTGATGCCGGCCATTAAGGCGGGTCGCCACATCGTCACCAACGTGCGCGGCTTTACGGCTGAGCGGTGTAAGGAGGTGTTGGGCGATGGGGTGCCTGACGGGTTTGAGGTGACTTATATCGAGACGGAATCCCAAGAGGGACGCGATAAGCTGGCTCGCTTCTACCACTGGGCGCCCAAGGGCGTGTTCTTCCTGGTCGATGAAGTGCAGCGGGTATTTCCGCCAGCATGGCGCCAGAGCGATTTAGACCGGCTGGATTATCCCGGTGGGCCAGATGTGGCTAAAAATGACGGGCGACCGGAAACCATAGATGTGGCCTTTGATATGCACCGGCATCACAACTGGGATTTCGTGTTCACCACGCCGAATATCAAGAAGGTTCATCAGGTGATCCGGGCCGCTGCAGAAACCGCGATACGCCACACCAATATGGCGATATTGGGGATTGGCGGTCGTTACAAGACGGTGCTGCACCTGTCCGACAACTCCGGCACGTCCATGTCTGATGTGCTGCAAGCCAAGCCATTCAATAAGGTGCCCAAGTATGTTTTCAAGCTTTATGACTCGACTACAACCGGTAAAGTCTCAGATACAATCGCGGGCAGCTCGTTATTTCGAGACCCTAAAATTCTGTTTATTCTGGCGATTTGGGGACTCTGCGTATTCTTTGGCTTCATCAAGCCTGAATATATTGATGCTCCAGCTAAGACCGCTGCGGCCGCTTCTGCCGCTGCTCCGGCTGCTGGGGAGGTGGGTGATCCGGCCTCTGCTGGCGTACGTCCTAGTGGCGGTGCTGCTGCGCCTGCTGCTGGTGTCCTTGCTGTAGGGCCGTTCGCCGGGCACCAGCTCATTATCAGCTGTCATATCCTGATAAAGGATCAGCGGGGAGAGTACCGGGTTGAATATTGCTTTTCGTTGCGCAAGGGCAATGATGTGCAGCCGCTCGATACCGAGGATTGGCCGGATGAGTTGGCTGCGGTGGATCCAATGAGTGCGTGCCATGCCGTGGTGAAGTATCAGGGCCAGCCTGTTGACGTTTATTGCGACCCGGACGGGGATACATTACGCCGGAAATACAATGCCGCGCTCTTTGCTGGGACGAAGGGGGGAGATAAGCCAAGCGATGACCGGACATAAATGGACTCAACCGCGCAACTCGGTTATTTATGTTAAATAGGATTCAAGACTACCAAGGACAGGGGCGATAGCCCCTACAAGCCGCCCTCTGCTGCCCATTTTTGCCTCTACCGTCTCGCGGCGGGACACGCCCATATCGACCTGATGCACGGCCACCCCCTTTCCCTGCAAAACCGGCTTTTAAGGCTCTGCCGGTTCTGGGGGAGGGTAACGCCACAGCGCCGCACGGGTTTTCGAGCGCCAGCCCCCCGGGTAGTAATACGGGGGGAATTCAATCCTCACATGCTCGACACAGCAACGGGGCAGGGGTGTTATCTCTAACCTGTTGAAAAAGTTGTCACT